AAGCTGCTGCTGCTGTTGCTTGAGTAGTAGCTGTGGTAGCTTGAGTAGCTGCTGATGTAGCACTGGTACTTGCTGCACTTGCCTGTGTAGTAGCTGTTGTTGCTGATGTGGCTGCATTAGTAGCTGAGGTAGAAGCATTAGTAGCTTGTGTAGTAGCTGTAGAAGCACTAGCTGCAGAGGACACTACATCGGCTGCGGTTAAAACTACATCTGCATTAGTAGCAACCTTATCAGCTGCGGTAGCAACTCTGTCTAAACCTGTTTGAACCTTATCTGCCTCTGCTGATACCACATCTGCGTTAGTTAATACTACGTCAGCATTAGTTAATACCACATCTGCATTAGTTGTTACAACGTCTGCATTAGTTAATACTAGATCAGCTGCTGCATCATCTTCGCTTGATTGAGCATTATTCTCTGATACTAAAGCTGCTGCTGCACTTGCCGCTGCCGCTGTTGCTGAACTTGCTGCTGTTATTGCGTCAACAATTAATGCCCAGTAAGTTGTGTTTGTTAATAATGTTCCAACAGGTGAAGCTAAGATACAAATATAAACATTGTTCAGTTGAGCAGTTGTAGTTGATTTAACTAGATCACGTTGCATATAGGCTGCTGTAGTCGTAGTAGCATCAGTGCCTTTATATACCCCGATCTCCTGTGTTGCATCTAAGTCACCTGCACTATCAAAGGCAAACAACTTGTTAGCTCTTGATGCTGCCGAATCTAATACTTCCACATCACCTGCATCTGTTACCGTAGTAGCAAACTTAATTGATCTATCTAAAGCATCTTGGTGTTGTTGAGTTACGAAGGTTAGTCTATCTAGTGCATCTTCGTGAGTTTCTGCTGGGAAAGGATCGTTCTCTACATAGTCCGTTCCTTGAGTTAGTGTTAAGACTCTTTCAATAACTACTGAGTCTGCTGCTGTTAGTCCTGTGCCAAAGGTAACATTACCACCCGATGTTTCACCTGCATCTGATACAGTGTAGTCTGTAGTTAAAGTCTTTTGTACATCATTAACATAAACCTTCAAATCTGCATCTGCGAATATCTTAAATGTGTACGCAAATACGGTCTGTGACGATGACGCTGAATAACTTACTTTACTTGTTGTGCTTGATACTGCCATTTTTAACCTCTAATTGTTTTCGATTATAACAAATTACTCTTGTTTCTGCATGTTTTCCATCATCTTTTTATAGCCTGGATATAATTTAGTATTAGTTACATCATCTGGCTCACCTTCCATCAATCCTTCAAGGAATTGTCTAGCTACTTTGTTGCCAGTTTCCGTGTATAGTCTAATAGCCATATATTTCATAAATATCTTCTCTTCCTCGTCAGCAGATAGATATTGACTTGTCCATGCAGACGATGTTCCTTTTTTAACTATAGTTGTAATCTTTCTCTTTAACTCTCTACCGCTTACAGAAGATATAGCCTCTATTTCAGCATCACTTAACTCTCTGTTAGTCAAGCCTTTGATAATACCTGACTCAATATTTACTCTTATAGCTGCTTTTTGTGTGGCAATTTTGTCTGTATATGCAAACGGAACATCTCTTGAGTCATACTCTCTTATAAGTCTCTTTGCCATTCCACTGATAATAGGGATTTCATTGTAATCATCTACCAGATCTTTAGGCTTAGTTAAATCAACTAGAGGGTTGTCCTCTAAGAAGATACTACCACCTAGTTCTTTCCACATCCAGTTATAGAACTCTGCATCACCCATTCCTGCTTTAAACTTATCAGCACCTACGATTGGCTGTCCTGTGTAGTCATCTACTGGATTTTCGTTCTTAAAGAAATACTTAAACACATTGTTAATTATCTCAAGTGCTGGGGTTACTTGTGGAGTTTCACCACCCATATACTCTAGTACGCCACTTTGTTCGTTTGTTGCATTTCCAAAGTGTTGGTTTAACAATCTATGCGTTACACCACCTAATAATCTTGATGTTTCATCTACAGGCTTAAGCATTACTTTTGCTTTGTAGATAGGTGATCCGTCTTCGTTGTTTCCTATTTTCCTCAACCCTAATGGAATAACAATATAGTTAGTCTTAACTCTATCAGGAATCATAGACATGATAGTGGCGTTTATCTTAGCGTCTTCTATAGATTGACCTGGGAACATGTAACCCTGAGCCATACCAAACATTATCACTTTAGGAACAACACCTGACATCATAGCATGATAAGACCATTCGCCATATCTACCTTTAGCAGCTTCCCAATCGCCCCTATAACCTTCTTTCATTGCATTAGAGAATAATAATATATTGTTGTATGCTACTGAAGCGCCACCTCTTATAAGGTGAGCAGGTGATCCTGCTTGGGTTCTAATAATATCAACTCTTCGTTCTTTGGACATATTAGGAAAATGCTTTTCAAGATGTCTGTCTGCTACTACTTTAGTTGCAGTTTCCATAATAGCGTTCATATCATGAATCTTTCTAAACAAAGAGTCGAAAGGGTGTTTTACTATCTCATTCCATTTCTTACTGTCTGCACCGTGATACCTGTGTAATAAACCTGTTAGTGGGTCTTTACCCTCATGTTCGCCCCAAGGTTCTGCTACAGAGATTAAAGATAATTCCTTTCTCATCTTATCTGTTCTTGCACTTCCCTTTCCAGATACTCTTCTAGCTCCTTCTGGGATGCCGTATGTTAGAGTCTGTAAGAACATGCTTACATCTTTGTAATACAGGATCATATCTCTCTTACGATCTGGCATGTTTAGTACCAATCTATGAATATCACGAAGAGGGTTTGTTTCCATGATGAAGCCTGGATTCGCAATAGTGTAAATCTCTCTAAAGTAATTATTAACTCTAAATATTTGTCTTAATACTTTCTCAAGACTACCAACATCTGTTTTAAACGCCATAGCAGTAAATTTATCGACATAGTAGCCTTTCATCTTACCGTTGTGCATTAAAGTAATTAACCCTAGCTCAGGGTCTTTAGATTCTATAGGTCTTCTTATTTTTCCAAAGTCAGTTACAATCACTTCAGTATCTGCTTTTTCTATTATAAATTCATCAGGGAAAGTCTTCTTTGACTTTATATACATGTTAATAATAGATTGAGATGCGTTATTTTTTAATAGACCGTTAATAAGAAGTAAGTCGCTTTCTATTGTAGATAATAAAGGGTTTTCTTGTGCTTTGAATGAACCAATCTGTCCATAGAATTTAAGACCAGTGCCTTTACCGTTATTCTTATCAAGATGCTCAATGATGTTAGTTGTTGAGTAATACTTGTTCTCAATAATCTTTCTCTTTAACTTTGGATCAAGCGCATTACTACCCTCTAAGTGTTTTAGAATAGTGTCCTGTCTTAGAGTCCAATACTCACCAACCAAGTCTTTTAAATGTGGATATCTAGTGTCTAGTTCTAATAGTAATTCAGTAGCAGTTTTCTTATCAATACCTTCTGTACTGATAATTTCCATTCTATCACCCTTGGCAATTCGCTGATACAAAAGATACTCACCAAACTCAAGCTCTGTTGCACCTTTCATACGATTTGGCGACATAATTCTTACTGATATTGTGTCTAAATATAGTTCAGATAATGAGTTTCTGTAAAGGTAATCTCTGTACTTATAGATAGGATTGTCTGAATCCTTAATATTCATACCTATTTTCTTGGCTTTTTTTACATCTCTTACAATGCCATGTGCTGAATCAATTAATGACCATGCTATCCAATCTTTGGCTCTATTTGCATGTACTTGTTCCGCTCTAGTCTTCGAGCCTAGTTCCATATTATTTCTAATTTTCTTTCTAACAACAGCATTAGAACTACCATGCAAGGCAATGTCGTTCTGAATATTGTTATAGTTCTTTAAGAATTTAGGGTTGCTTTCAATGAAGTTGATAAAACTTTCAAACGCTATTGGTGCAGTCTTTTCTGCCCAAACAGGGTTTACAAGGAACGCACTAACAAAGTCTGCATACAATTCAGCAGGGTCGTTTCTATAGTGTAAGTATTCTGCTCCAGCTTGTGACTCATCAAATGGTCGCCATTTCTTTGATAAAGCATACAACTCATTGTGAATATCTTTGTTTTCTAAAGCCGTACCTTCAGAGTCTAATTTGAAGTGTTCCTTAACATGTCCTTTGAGGTGGATAACTCTACCAAGAATATTGGTTTGTTTCCCTGTCATTAGTTCATGTCTAATAGAAGGATCAGCAATATGACCAATCTCATGAGCAAGCACCCTGCTTAGAGCTTTAGGGTCTTTTCCTAATTCTGCTGCAATTTCGATTGCTGATTTTTCTTTTCCTGTTGTGGCTTTACCTCTAACGCCTTCGCCTAGGTATTTTGCAACTATAGGGTATTTCCCATCTAATACACCTTGGGCAATAGTAACAAGTTCTGGCAATGAAAAATTAACAGCACCGTTCTCAGGGTCAGATAGACTGAAATCTCTTCCTGTTATAGACTCACCTTGACCCGTTGCTCTCTTAATCTTGTGTAAGATACTAATGTTCTCAGGTAGAACCATTGCACCGATATTGCCATTCTCATCTTTATAATAGATGGAGTCAATTTCCATATCTCGCATTATTTGATTTAACGCCTCAGCAGAACCTTGCTTATTAGGTCTATCTACTTTCAAGAAGTCTGACTCTGTGATAATTCCCATATCGCGCAACGCTTCAGCAATTTGTTGTGGATGCTCTGCGCTTCTTAATGTTGTATCAACTTGAACAATCTCACCATTCTTCATTAATGGGTTAATAGTCTTAACCAGTATCTTATATGGTACTTTATGAGAGTTTTGCTCTACAGCAGTTGTTGATTGCTTGCTACTTCCAACATGGATAATGTTTTGAACACCAACTTTTGTATTCAATAGATCTGGATTATTAGAAACATGTTCTGCTAAGAAGTAGTGTTCTCCTATTACGCCTTCATGAATAGTCTTCATATCGGGTACTTTTATAGATTCTACAGGAGATATAATGTCTTCAATTATGCCTATAGACTCAAGATACTCAGTAGTGTGGAATCCTGTCTTTTCTCTATATTCAACAGACATATCTTTAATTGCTTTATCAGCTGCTTCAGAGTGTTGCTTGATTTGTTCTTTAACAGAAGCATCTAAACGCTCTATAGACTCTTGAATCTGATCTTTACCGAATGTACCTTCTGCTGCATCTTTAACTATCTTTTCAACTTCTAGTGCTACTTTAGGGTCTAACTTCTCTATAGAGGAAACTAAGTCTTCTATTTCTAGTTTCACTGCATATACAGCTGCATCTACTTCTGATACATTAACATCATCAGTTTTTTTCTGCTCTAGTTTTAAACCTTCCAATCCTTCAATTCCTTCCGCAACCTCAACAATAGTTCTGTTATCCTTTTTTATGATTTCTTGAATAACTTCAGGCTTTACATTTCCCTTTACACTGACAAGTTTTAACTGACCGTTGCCAACAGGTTCAAAGATTATCTCTGATCTATTGTTAATAACATCCATGCCTTTAGTGCCACTTTCTTGAATGATGTACTTACGAACCAACTTACCGTTTATTTCTTGTAGTTTGTTTGTAGCCATTGTTATAACACCACCATCTCTGCTTACTTGAGATGTAGACTTTGAATGGTGTGCTGAGATTGACAAAAGCATATCCCTAACTAGATCTGGCATTATGTAAACTTCTTTTCCATTTACTATTCTAGGTGCTTCTGATAATTGTGCTACTATCTCTTGAGCTAATGTTGGGTGTGACTCTGCATAGTTCTTAATAACCTCATGAGGAATACCGTATTGTATTTGTATTCTATGTAACCGACTAGCGATATATTTTTCACTTGTATTGAGTTGAGTCTTTATGGATTGTCTTGTTTTAGCAGATATTAAATGAACACCTCTCATACCAAATAAGAAAGCTGCAGAATCAAGTAATCCTTGTCTGTCTACAAACCACCCTGGAACATTGCCTTGTACTTTCTGCCATATATGTTCACCCTGCGCTAATGTAGTCGCTTGAACAGCAATTTCTACTGTTGGTGCTGCAATACCTCTTGTCATCTTTGATAAGGCTGGAATCATCTCTGACCATGACTTAGCACCTGATCCAAACTTTGAAGTTAGAAAGCCAATCACTGCTTGTGCGCCAAACTCTTTAACAGCATTAACAAATACTTGTGCGCCATCTAAGTCTGTGTCGTTAGCAAACGACTCTAATATATCATCTAATACAGAAGTGACTGAACCGTGTGTTGCTAAACTCATTGTCCAACAACCCGTACTAAATGCGGCCGCCTCTATTGCTGCACCTGTAGCGATACCAGCAACGGGAGTAGCAACTGCTGAAACCCCAGCACCTGTTCTAGCCGCAGTCGGAGCTGCAGCTGCTGCTGCGAAACCACCACCAAACATACACGAACCAGAATAAACTGGGAAATCTAATCCAAATGTAGCTGTACCTGTAATTAATCTTTCATACCAGGCTTGATCGCCTAAAGCTGATGACTTCCTATAGAACTCTTCAACCATAACCTTGCACTTGCTTTGATCGTCAGCACAATCTTGAATAAGACCAACCTTTCCAAGAATAGATTGTTGATATGATAACTCTCTCATCTCATCAAAAGACAGGTCTTGCACTTCTGCTACTTCTTCTACAATTTGACCATTCTTATCAACTACATGAACCTTGTTTGTATAGACCATTGCTGTAGTTGCTAAACTATCTAAATATACGTCATCGTCTATAAGAGCATATTTAGGTTTATCACTAAATACAGGCTGTCCATCTACCCAACCAGTTATATCAATTCTTTTCTTTGAGATTATCTCTTCATTGTCTGCTAAATCAAAATCAGAGTTCTTTAATTGAACATCTGTATTAATAGATAGTAGATTTTCTTTTGCCTCGTCAGCATTAAATCCTACCTCAAGTCCAAACATTACTGCTTTAATAGCGTCTGTTTTACTTCCGAATATTTCAATTAATCTTTCATTTGCCTGGTCTAATGGCATACTAGCAAGCGTATCGTACTTAGTTGAGAAATCATCTCTGTTTTCCCATCTATCAGATTGAACTGAAGTTGCTAATTGTCTTTTTACTTTAGTGCCGTCATCAAGCGTTACATCATACTTTGGGAATGGGGTTGTTCCATCTTTAACAGCCTTAATATCAAAGTCTACTATAGCATCTTGACCATCCATCTTCACAGCAGAAACACCAGTCTTCTTAATGTCTGTTATAGATTCATAATCAATATCAAGATCTGTACTCATTATTCCTGCATCATTATCCAGATCAATCTTATCAACTACACCTATTAACTCTCTATTCTTCTGCATATTATAGGTATCAATATCGCCTTGAGTTGAACCCATATCTAGTAATTCTTGATTTGTAAGTACCATTATTTTTCTATTCTCTTTTTAACATGATCGACAGGCTCTCTTCCGTTCACCCAACCTTTAGGTGCGTCATTAGGGTTATCAAATATAATAGTTTTTTTACTTGTTCCATAAGTTTCTAAAGCAACATCATTCCAGAACATATTTAAACCTTCTTCTGTTGTCATATTTTCTGGTACATAAAAACTTAAACTACCGTCTTGTAATTCAATGTCGTGTTTTGTTCCAATCGTATATCTTGAAGAAACAGAATTAAGAGATTCAGTAGTGCTGATTACTTGCTCAGGAGGATTTACTGGTGCTACAGTGGGCGAATATGCAGTTGCATTTAAGAAACTATTCATCATTCTATCGCCTATGTAGGCAGGGTTTTCAGTGCCACCAATTACTTTACCGTCTTTACCTATTGCAGGAGCATCTAATAAGTCTATTAATTGTTTACCGCTTTTATCTGCTTTAAACCTTGCTCTACTGACTCTCTGCCAATTGACCATCTCAATATCTACTAATGCTTGAATTTCAGCTCTAGTTTGTTCACTCTCATTCATTAAACTTACTAGAACAATGGCAACATTAGCATCTGACATATCACTTAAATTAATCGATTTTTTTTGTTTTTCGGAATAAAACTTAACCTTTAGTTTAGCTTCTAATGTCTTATCTAAGTAGCCAACACTTTTCCCTAGTTCAGAATCTGTACCAAAGAAGTCTTTAAGTATTGCAGGAACGCCTTTGTGATGAGCATCTGATAAATTATTTACATTCTGAATCAAGTATGCTCTTACCTTTCCTACTGCAGCTTTCTTGTTTTGCATATATAGTTGAGCAAGATTTGGAATTGCATTACCTGACATAATATTAGCGTCTGCTTTGAAGTAAGCTGATAAATCTTCTTTTGGAGCAACTCCTGTTCCATATAGTCTTGTATGTTGCTGTTTAAAGAAGGTGTGTTCAGGTGTGCCTATAAAGTTAGGATTAGCCAAGATAGCAGACTGAAGGTCGCCAGCTTTAAGATTGTTGCTTCCTAGTTTTTCTAATAAGCCTTCTGCTGTAGCATTGATAGATTCCTCTACAAGTCTGTCGTCTATTGATTTTCTTTGTGTTTTTAGCTCTCTTAGTTCTTTTACAGCTTCGTTTCTTTCTTCTTGTGTTAATCCTACCAGTGAGTTCTCATTGTCTAATACAATCTCAGGCATATAATTTGTATCTGATAATTGAGTAATTGCATTATCGTATTGTTCAATAGTAGCAGATTCAGGGATATTAGGATTCTGACCTTGGAATAAATTATTTAATGTTGAAAACTTAACAAACGCCCTTTCATTTGTTTGAATTTGATCTGGGGCTAAAGGTGATCCGTATGCGCTTGGACTTGTTAAGGCTTTAAGATATTCTGTGTAATTTTTTATGCTTTTCTCAGGGTCTGGAACTAAAGAACTTTGAAACAAGTTATTAGTAGCCACTGTTCTTTCTGCCTTTTGTAGTGAATCTCTCTCTTGATAACCTAGATTTGTTACCTTTCCTGATAAATCACCGTACTCGTTAGCGGCCCATGCTTGAAATCGACTGTAGTCTTTATTATTTAATGATTTAATATAAGCAGTAAACTCTTTGTTCTTCTCTAAATCACCGAAAGCCTGCTCCATATTTGAATTGTATTTTTCAGGAATCCATTGATTTTCATAGTTTCCATTATCATCAATCTCACCTGCTCCACCATTTATAGCAGAAGAGTGGACTTCAGTGGCAGTATAATTCCACATACTTTTTGCTTTATTAAAATTAATCTCACTTTGTTCAGATGCTTGGGTAGTTCCTATTATCTTTCCTAGTTTTGCAACCTCCCTACTAAGATTGATAATTTCCTTACCAGCCTGCATTTGTCCACGACCTTCAGCACCTGCCTGATTAATTAAAGATAAATTTCCGCCTTGAACATTAGCTGAACCTATGCCTGGTGATTTTCTTGAACTTATTGTAATTGCCATAACTGTTATTTTGCTCCGCCAGCACCTGTTATTCCGCCAGTGCCATTGTTTCCAGCACCTGTTCCGCCACCTGCACCTGCACTCATGCCTGTACCGATTGCTCCTGCAGCGCCTGCGATACCTGATAATAAAGAACCTGTTGCTTGTGACTGTGCAGCTGAGAACTTATCTGCTCCTACTTGCCACATTAACCAAGCGCTCTTTTGACCTTCTCTATAAATGTGTGACCTATCTTCTTGCAAGTCATTCATTGTTTTCATTGCAAGAACTAATGAAGACCCTTCTCCTGCTACAATACCAGCTCCACCTGCTTGTGCCATTTGCATGTGCATAGATTCAGTCATCTTGCGCTGTAAAACTTTAGCCTGATAATGACTCTTCATCAATTCCTGACTGTATTGTATCTGTCCAGTTGTGTATGCAGCATTACCTGCGTTCATTGCGCCTTTAGCACCTGTTATTCCACCTGCTATTGAGGCTGTTGCTGCTATACCTGTAAACCACCAAGCCATTATAATTCTCCTAAACTTTTTAATTCTTCTTCTGAAGTAATCATTCCCAACTCTTCATAGGTTTCTGATATTACTTCTTCTTCAATTTTATCTAAATGCTCTTCGCCAATGTGTCTTGTTAAGTGAATTGTTGTCCAAATCGTATCTTCTTCAACATATACCGCTCTTTTTAATCCAACCTCTGATATAAAGGTACAAGGTGCTGTGTAATATTTCTTACCGTGTTCAGTTACTACTGATACCTGTCCTTTTGAAATAACATTGATATGAGCATGTCTGTGTATTTTTCCTATAACTAGAGTGCCTTTAGGCATAGATATTTCTCTTGCATAAGTGCCACAACCGTATTCGTCTACTATAGGTGCAAAGTAATGATTAAGTGATGAATCTGGCTCTGCATCTTTCATGCTTCCGTCTTTAATGCCTGCTTGTATTGCTCTTTGTAAATTAAGAACACCCTCTCGTGCTTGTACTCTTTTTAAAGAGTTCTCATCAGTATCTAATGTTGGTTGTAATTCCATCAGTCACTCACCGTTAATGTTCCATGAATACCTAATACCGTTAATGGTAAAGGCTGTTCTTGTTTAATTTCAATAATACCATCTCTATCCCAACCAAGATTAGTAACTCGTTTATCACCTGTGAATAAACCGATACCTGAACTCATAGGAGTTGATGATGTTCTAAATGGAAGTTGGTCATCATTAATCTTGACACCTGTTGTATTGAGCAATCTAACCTTAACCTCATTCCATCGTTTCTTTAATCCTTGTGCTTTGCCTGATTGAGAACCTGCCTCAACGCGCATAGTCTTTAATGTTGATGTATATCCTAATCCTACTTGAATATCGACATTAGACCAACCTACAGGTACTGATATAGATATAGCACCACTTGATACCGTTGTATCTGGGAATACAGCGTCATTTATAACTAACTTGACCGTTTCCCCTTCTAAGTGAGAAAGTCCGCTTACAGAGGTTGTAGCGGTTGATACTGTGCCTGTGATACCTGAGTCTACATTTATATCTGGGTCTAGATATTCAACATATCTTACTACTGATCCATTGACTGTTCTTTTAACTGCTACCCATAATTGATCTTGTGTAGCATTAGTAATTACTGCAACGCTTTCTACTTCAACGCCAGTACCTCCTAATTCGTGTTCTGCCCAAGCAACTACATCTTCAGGTCTTTCATAAGTCATACTTAACAACTTACCAGTAGAAGTACAGGCCCATACGATAGAGTCTGGCTCTTGTTGGTAGTCCATGTCCTTTAAGTAACCTGATGTTATATGTTCTGCTAATAGAGTCATGTCTGGTGCTATGTAACCATCACTTTGAAACTGATATGAAAACTCTCTTAATTTTCGTCTTGCTCTCTGTGCAAATAGAATAGCGTTACCGATTTGAATAGGAGGGATAGTCCAACTACCGTAAGTAGTCTGCTGTGTAACCATGACATTAGATGGTGTTAAAGGCTCTCCTTGTGGGCGACCTACTTTAAATTCACCACCACCTGTTCCTACAATTAAATCTCTACTAGGTTGTAACCATCTTATTACATTCACTTTATTAGTGGCAATAGCATATTCCATTGACTCATCTGCCAAGCCTGTACCTTGATCGAAGTTCTCATAGTCTGCTGTTTGAGAACCCCAGATCGTTTGTGGATAAGTAGAAGTACCAGCAAAGAATAATCTCTGCTCGTAGAATGATACTGCTCTTGGGTATCCGTTGCCACTTGTCCAAGGTGTTGAACTTGCCCATGTGAATGTAGGTGTTGTTAATGTCCAAGATGTATGACCTGTACGAGATAGTTTTCTTGGTGCGTGATTACTATGACAGATATACATAACATCTGCTGATTGAGCAAAGTGTAGTTCTGTTAATTCAGCCTCAAGATAAGGTGATGATATTTCATAAGCCGCTGCACCAGATTGAATCTGACCGTTGTCCTTATAGAAACGAATGTAAGTATCACCAAACTCTAGTACATAAGACTGAGTTACATTAAACTCGAAAGGAATTAATCTTACCTCTTTGGTTGAGTCTTTAACCTCGGAAACAAAGTATGTACCACCTCTACGAGTTGCTCCTCCATGAGGATAAACAACCATATTGGTTAATTCACTACAACCGTTGAAATATTTCTTAAAGTCTACTTGTCCTTCAAGACGAGGACTTAACTCCCCAGCAGTAAAGTTAGACTGAAATGGATGTACTCTAGCCATTTAACCCCTGAATGATGTAAATTCGTCTGAAACTAATCCGTCTATAAACCCTTCTAAACCGTCAATACTTCTTGCTTCTTTAACCTTAGATTCGTATATTTCCCACATCTGCTTGGTTAATGAATTACTACCCGTAATAGAATATGCTAATTCTGCTGTTAAGCGAGCAGTTAGTAACTCTGTGAACATTGGGTCGAACTGTGCAGTGTCGGTAACTTGTGCAATATAAAGAATCTTTGCAGTGCCTTCGTTTGATAAAAGTTTTCTACCTTCAATCTTAAAATTGTAGTCATCGTATTCCATCTTGAGGACACGAAGACAATAAGGACTGGTTGGTAAAGTAAACTCATAAGCATAATCAAATACAGGTGTACTTGTTAATTTGCTTAATGCTTGTCTTTCTATTGCGAAATTCCAAGGATGTGATCTTAATACAGCATCTCGTGTAGGTTCGTAAAATGCGTTACAGAGTCTTGCTCTTTCTGTATCGTCAGTTAGGGATGTGATTGGATCGTCACCAAGTTTTCTTAATGCGTTTGAACAAATGGAAACCGCTGTTGCCATATCACTTCTCCTGAATGTGGTGAGGATAACCCGTTACAGGAAACCCTCATTTTTTTTATAACTTTAGTCTAGTACATAAACCAAGTAGCCAGATGCAGTATCGCCAGAAACGATAGCAGTATCCGTACTTG